CTATCTATCTGTCGCCGCATATCTGGATACCGTCGAAGACCGCGGCCGAACGGTACGAGCGAGATCGAATCGACTACCCATCATGGATTAGTCAGGGGCTGATCCACAAGACTCCGGGGAACGCAACGGACTACGCGACCATCCGCCGGGACATCAACGAAATACTCAATACCAACCGATTGCGACTTCGAGAGATCGCAGCGGACCGGCTATTCCAGGGCGAGCAGCTCACGCAGGAACTCAGCGAGCTGGATGGGCTGAACGTCATCGCTCACGGGCAAGGATTCTATGGCATGGCCGGTCCTATGCGACGATTTGAGGAACTCGCGATATCAGGTAAACTCGCGCATGACGGGAACCCGATCCTGAGGATGAACGTGATGAATGTGGTGGCCGAGCTTGATGCCAGCGGAAACCAGAAGCCGAAGCGTGATAACCCGAAACGGAAAATCGACGCCGCGGTCGCGGCCATCATGGCCGTCGGCCGGGCGGACGGGGCGGTTAAGAGGCGTTCCAACCCGTGGGTCATCATATGATCAGAGACATCACCGGGATTGCGGGTTTTCTGTTGCTCATCGGCGGGATCGCCGCGTATAATGTGCCGATAGCAGTCATGGTCGCCGGTGCGATCATGCTCTGTTGCGCTGTTTATGGGACGATCCATGATCCTCGATGCACTGCTAAACACCCGCCAGGCCAGCGAGGACCCGAACGACCTGCTGACGGGGTCGCGGGGATGGCAGCAGATGTACGGGTGGGGGACGCTCCCGACGATCAGCGAAGCGGGGATCGTCGTTGACGAGAAAGCAGCCCTGTCATTTCCCGCGGTCTGGTCGGCCGTCACCATTCTAGCCGGCATCGTCGGCTCCCTCGGCCTGAATGTATTCCGGCGGATCGGCGCCGGCAATACCGAACTCGATGACGAACATCCGCTGTCTGACGTTCTGGGCCTCCGACCGAATCCAATGATGTCCCGGTTTCTGTTCACCGAGACGCTCACCGGCCATCTGCTATTGTGGGGCAACGCGTTCGCCGAAATCGTATACGATCGCGACGGAACCATCCGTGAGCTGTGGCCTATCAGCCCGACCGCCATTTCGTTGAAACGCGACGACGCAGGTTCCTACTACTACGAAGAGACGCTGGACAAAATGCAGGGCAGCATCCGGTATAAGCCCTGGCAGGTGATCCACGTGGCAGGCTTCTCCGCGGATGGCCTGATTGGAACGTCGCCCGTGCGCTGCAATAGGGACGCGATCGGGGCGGGCATCGCGGCCGAGAAATTCGCGGGCACTTATTTTGCGCGCGGCGTGGTCCCGACCGGCGTTCTTGAAGCGGAGTCCAGCAGCCCGGACCCGAATTCGCCGGACGGCGAACAGATGAGGGCATGGATCGATGAATTCGAGCGACGGTATGCCGGCCTGTCACGCATGCACCGGCCGATGGTGTTGTTCGATAGCATGAAATGGAAGAGCCTCGGCCACGATCCCGAGAAAGCACAGCTTCGCGAGACGCGGAAATTCAGTGTCAACGAGGTGTCACGCATTTTCAACATCCCGGCCCACATGCTGGGCGACGTGGATGCCATGAAATGGCGGAACATCGAACAGTTGACGCTGTGGCTGGAGAAATACACGCTCCGGGCATTGATCGAACGGATCGAACAGGAATTAACCTACAAACTGTTTGCCGGTCCGGGCGAACGCGATCGGTTCTGTCGGTTTGACCTCGACGACTTGTTGCGGTCAGACTCGCAGACGCGAACGAACAACGACTTCAAGGGTTTCCAGGTCGGTCGGACGACCATCAACGAGATGCTTGCCCGCGATGGCCGCAATGGAATCGGGCCGGCCGGCGACGTACGATTCGTCCCCAAAAACCTTGTGCCGCTTGATGCCGCGATCGATCCGAACGCACCGGACGGCGGCGATACCGCTCCGCCGAACCCCGATCCGCTTGGTGGAGTCGATCAGAACGCGGTGCCAGATGATGGCATTGCCGTTCGGGCGATACGCTCGGTCGCCGTAGAGTTGCTGGAAGTCGCGTTGGCAAAGGGCTCGCGAGAGGTGGAAAAGGCGAGCAAGCGATACGCCGAAAAGGGCGACGTTGGCTGGTGGGATCGGTGGTGCGCGAAGTTTTTCGGCGAGCATCGCACCCGGCTTGCCTCGTCAATGGGCCTCGGTTTTCGCGCGAGGGCGTCGGCGGCCGGTCTCGCCGGCGATCCGCGGGTCGGCCAATGGATCGATGATTGTGCACGACGCATTTGCGAGTCGGCCCACGAGCTGACGATCGGCGGCGATCCTCTGGGCGACTCACGCAAGCTGGCCGAATCGACGTACGATGCTTTCGAGCGGGAGATCATAGATGGAAACGACGGAAAAGACGACGGAGCGGACGAAATTCAGAACACTACAGCGTGAATCGGAGATCGCGGTTCACCGCAGGCAAGATGGCGAGTCGGTCGGAACTACGCTGCGGGGCTATGCGGCGGTTTTTGATTCGCTGAGCGAAGACATGTGGGGTAGCCGCGAGGTCATCGCGCCCGGTGCGTTCACCGAAACGCTCGCAAAACGTGATGATGTGATCGCGAATGTGAATCACAGCGGGGGACTACTCACGCTCGGCCGGAACATAGCAGATCCGCCGACGTTGATGATGCGCGAGGACGATCACGGCCTGTACGTCGAGATCACACCGCCGGACACGCAGGCGGGACGCGATGCCATTACGCTGGTCGAGCGTGGCGACATCAACAAGATGAGCTTTGCATTTTACATTCTCGATGAAAGCCGGGAGGTGCGCGACGGCGTGCCGGTCTACATCGTTGAGCGTGTCCAGCTTGTCGACGTGTCCCTTGTGAATTTCCCTGCCTATACGGACACCGAAATCGAGGCCAAACGGCAACACTACAGGGCTCTCGAAGAAAGGGTTGACAAGACGGCCAAAGATCGCCGAAAATATGAATTGGAAATAGAACGGTGGGACGCGGACATCCGCGGCCGCCACATCGGCGTGTAACGTTAGGACGGCACGTCAGAAACACAGTCGAAGCACACGTAACGTTCGGACGGCGCGTTGCTTCTGAGGTTGCCTACGTAACCACGGAGTAACGCGATGGCCACGGACGAACTCAAGAACATGAACCCCATCGAACTGCGCCGGCAGTTCAAGTCCTGCCACGAGGAACAGCGGCAGATCATCGCCGAGGCCGAGGCAGACGGCAAGCTCACCGAAGAGCACCGTACCCGGCTTAACGAGCTGAAGGCGCGCATGGACGACCTGGAATCGACGATCGAGGTCGTCGAATGCGTCGTCAACCGCGAGCAGATCATCCAGGAGAATACCGGGACGAACGCGGCCCGCGACCGTGAGCGGTACGATCGCAAAGACCGTGAGGACCGTGAGTTCTCAGGATTGTCTGACTACGCGTTGTGCGTCCGCGACCACGTACGCGGCCAAGCGGGCAAGCGGCAGGCACGGTTCGGTGAGTATTATTCCCGTGCCGCCACGACGTACGGAAGCGAGGAGGTCGGGGCCGATGGCGGATTTCTCGTGCCGCCTGATTTCCGCGAGGAGATCATCGACCTGATCGGCGGTGAAACCAGTCTGCTGCCCCTCATCACGACCATCCCGACGTCACGGAACGTCGTGCAGTTTCCCGTCGACGAGCAAACGCCGTGGGCGAGCAGCGGCGGCATTCAGGTCTACTGGGATGGAGAGGCGGACACGTACACGCAGGTTAAACCGGCTCTCAAGGGCCGGCAGATCAGCCTCGACAAGCTCACCGCGCTGGTCCCTGCGTCTGATGAGCTGCTCGCCGATGCGCCGATGCTCGCCGCATATCTGACGCGGGCGGTGGCGAAGCGGATGGCGTCGAAAATCAACTTGGCGATCGTCCAGGGGACCGGGGCCGGCATGCCGCTCGGCATCCTGAACGCCCCGTGCCTGAAGACGGCGTCGGCCGTCGGGTCGCAAACGGCGGACACGTTCGTCGGCATGAACGCCATCACCATGTATTCCGGCATGCTTGCCGAGTTCCGCATGAGCACGTCGACCCGCTGGCTGGTCAACCAGGACGTCGAGCCGCAGATTCTGACGCTGATGAAGGTCGGAAAACTGGACACCGGCGGCGCTGACACCGGGTGGGGCGTGAGCCTGTTCATCGGTCCGGGTGCCCTCCCGGGCGCGCCGAACGGTGCGATTCTCGGCAAGGCGATCTTCCCGACACAGGCGTGCGAGACCGTCGGTGACGCCGGCGATGTGATTTTCGGTGCGATGGATCAATACTGGATGGCCCAGCGTACGGCGGCGCCCGACCAGGCAATGTCCATCCACCTCTGGTTCGATCAGAGCGTAACGGCCTTCCGGTTCGTCTGGCGGATGGGCGGGCAGCCGCTGCACAGTTCAACGATCGCTGCTCGCGACGGCAGTGCCACTTACTCGCCGTTCGTGGCGTTGGAAGCCCGCTAACCAGGAGTACAGACATGGCAATGAAATTCAGCGAAGACGTCGCGATTCTCGGGGTCGTCGATCCGCAGGACGCGGCGGCGTCGGCGAAAAGCACCGACTGGTCGGACGTCTCGAAATTCGAACGGATCGCGGGCATCACGCTCAACGGATCGATCGCGGCGAACATCGTTGCGAAGCTGGAGCAGGCGACAAGCCTCACGGGTGCCAGCTCCAAGCAGCTCGGCATCTGCGACCTGACGCACGTAGCGAGCACGGCCGACAATGACCAGACGATCATCGAGGCGAAGGCCGACGATCTCGATACGGACAGCAGCTTCCGGTTCGCGAGGCTGACGCTCACGCCAGCCACGTCGGGTACCAATCAGATCGCCGGACTTCTCGTTGGCTATCGACCGCGATATGCGCCGGCGAGTGACAACGACCTGGCATCAGTGACGGCCATCAAAGACGCCGGCGATGCCGACGCCAGTGTGTAGGGAGACATCATGGACCGCGAGGCAACGAAGAGGGTGAAATTCACGAAGGACTCGCATTTGCGGGCTGCCGATGGATCAGCCAAGGAATCGTACGAGGCCGGGAAGGTGTACGATTTGAGCTTCGATCGGTGTGCCCGGTGGGTCAGGCGAGGGCGTGCCGAATACGTGGACGACGGGCCGAGGCGTGTAGTGGACGACAAGCCCAAGCGCGCCGTGGCCGATCGTGCTGGGAATGCCGCTTCGGCAAAAAACAGGTGATGAACGGTGCGATGGACCGATGTTGGCTGGTCAGATATAGAGTCCGTGGCGCCGGCCGCCGAGCCGGTGACCACGGCTGAGGCCAAGGCGCATCTCATCGTCGAACACACCGACGACGACACGCTCATAGCATCGTATATCGCGGCCGCCCGATCCATCGTCGAACGGTGGACCAACAGGCGGCTCATCACACAAACCCGCCTACTGTACGCCGACAGATTCCCCGAAGATGCGATCGTTCTCCCATGGTCGCCCGTCACGGCCGTCACGTACGTCAAGTACTACGATGCATCGGGCACCCAGCAGACGGCGAGTACCGACACGTACCAGACGGACGCCGCGAAGTGTACGGCGGTGTTAAACCGGATTCGTCTGAAGTTTGGTCAAGTATGGCCGCCGACTCAATCGAGCACCGTCGGGGCCGTCGAGGTCAAATACGTCGTTGGTTATGCCGACGCCGATTCCGTTCCCTCGGACTACAAGCTCGCCGTCAACGAACTTGTCGCCCAGTTTTACAGATTCCGCGAGCCGACCGCTACGTTCACGGTCTCGCAGGTCCCATTCACGCTGCGGGCGCTCAT